TGTTACCTGGCCGTGGAATCTAAAGCGAAGTAGATAGCCTGGTAAAGTACATGTCATTTACCCCCATAAATACATAGCCAAGGCTCCTTGCCGCGGCACCATTTAAAAACCCCAACCGTAAGGAAGGGGTTTTACTTTTGTTTAGGGCGGTATTACGGCCGCTTAGCCCGATGTCTGTTTTCGATATACCGACTATCTAGCCAGCAAAACAGGTGAGTCTTGGTTGTTTAAATTGTGAAGCATACCTTGATTTGAGTGTAACACTACATGTAATGGTTATGCAAATTATTTATGCACTCTAGCAACCACGGCCAAGTGGTTAATTGTTATTTAACTGATCTATCGTCGTTTATCTTGTCAAAACCCTTTTCATAGTCAGGGTATTTATCTTTGCGCCATGCATCTCGCACACTGTCGGGTAAGCCGTACCATTCCCATACCGTATTCATGAACAAGCCACGGGCAGCCTTACGCTGTGTCTCGTCGCTGAACGTCGCATCTACCAGAGTGAGGACTTTGCCTATTAAGCTGTTTATCGTACCTATATGAATTACAGGGTCGATATTATCGCTAACTTGCCGTTCACCATTTTCATCTGCATCAAAGTCATATTCGACAACCGCTTGTATATGCTGGCTGTCTTTTAGCGTAATACTCGGAGTTAAAACTTCGGTAGTACCACTAATATAAGGACTGGTTTCCGTACCATGACCTTCCATAATAACGAGCTTTACTTTACTCATACTTGTTCTCTTTTCTAAACTAAACTTGGCCGTGAATGTCAAAGTACTGAGTTCATTATACTACAAATCCCCCAGCCACTTTGTCCGTTGCTTCTCAGCCCTAAGGACGTCCTCATCCGGGATGTTGACTCGGGGTATCGTTACAATACCCTTCCACTGCCTACTGCCCTTAGACGGCTTCTTAGGCGGTTTAGCGGCTTCTTTAGCGGCACGGAGACGGGCAGCTTTAGCTAGGCGCTTTTGCTGGAGACGCTCGCCGTAGCTGATTATTCTTTGAGGTACGTGTATGTATTTATTGGGCATGAGTGGTATTATACAACGTCAGTAATTCCAATCTTTGGAAGTCTTCTCTAGCGTCATGATAAAACCTATGCCCTCTATAAATTCCCGTGCTAGTTCTTCGGCTTTAGGTGGATAGGACTTCTGAATACTGTTGAATAACGCTACTTTGTCGATCATACTGGGTATGCTGTCGTAGTGGGTATTTACATCAGTCGTGAGAGTAGCAATCATCTTGATATGCGCCATCTTCTCCATGTCATCATAGTAGTTGTCGTGCAGATAGTTGATGACTGCTTCGCCGTTCTTTTCGCTATAGCTCATACTTCCTCCTTAGATTTCAATGGCGATGGTATGACTTTGGTCAACTGAAACGTCACACTCCGCCGCTTAAACCGTACCACCTCACCGGAGGCAGCAGCATCGAGGTACTGGGCAAGGGCACGTTGAACCTCGTGGGAGGTGGGAAGGTTAGTCATGATTTATTCAACCTATCAATAATCTCATTCAGTTTATCTTGTACATCGAAAATGATAGGCTGGGCTGCTTGACTGACACGCATACCTTCGTACTTACTCAAGTCTAATCGTTTAATCGTTGGTAGCTTAGGAGTAGGTTTCAGTAGTTTGCTCCAATCAACAGGTTTAGCAATAGCCTGGCTTATTTGAGCCATTCTAGCTTGTTGAATGTCATGATGGTTTTTTGCCTTTGCATCATTAGTTGTCATACAGGGAGTGTAGAGCAGTGTTTAGATATTGTCAAGGAACTTGATAGTTTTATAGCCACTAGCCTGATACTGCTTTGTGTGATATTATGCAGGTTGACGAGTTCGTTCCAACTTACTTGTCAAAATCACTATTAAGTGTTGCCAAGTAAGGGCGCTTCGTGCTACTATATTTGTGGAACGAACCCAAAAGACCCATCTGGCAACAGAGAGGGTCTTTTACTTTTATGGGACAACAAACCGAAACGCCACTGTACGCTACATTGCTTTATGGCATACGTAAACAACTTGATATTACCTGGAATGAATATGTGTATCTCGATATGGTCTATCACCTCAGTAAAGACGGTTGGTGCTATAAGTCGCTTGATAATGTAGCTTCTGATCTCGGCATGGTAAAGAGTGGTGTACAGAAAATGCGAAACCGGCTTATAGAGAAGGGACTACTAAAAAAGAACATCAAAGGACACGTAAAAACTACTGTTATGTACCACTCAGTACTACGGACGCCAAATGAACGTACCACTCAGGAAACGAAACGTACCACTCAGTACTACGCAGCCGTACCACTGAGTACCACCAAGAATAACATTAAGAATTACAAAGAAAAGAAGAGCTTAAATTTTCAAACTCCAAAACCCCAGAATCCCATAGCTGATGGTCCGGGGTACGCTAGCGCTAGAGCAGTCATCGATAGGCTGAGAGCCCGTAAGCTCACCAATAATGGAGGAGTCAGGCCAAGTGCGTAAGAAACGCCAAGCCCTCACACATGGTCAGATGAACACACAGAACTGGCGCTATAAGAAAAAGCGGCCGCCAGTCGATGAGTTTGCTCACTTAAATGGCGAAGTGAAGATTATCAAGCCAGCAACTAACCCCCGGTTTATAACCAGTAAGGGCAGCCCAGTGCCGTACATACCGCCGCATATCCGGGCTATCATGAGGGAGGAGGGTTGACACTCTCCGCGACTATGATACTATGTCTGTATGGCATTATTACAAGTAAAACTAGATGATAAAGATATGGAACAACTGAAGATCAAAGCTATTCTGCAACAGACTAACGTGTCTGAGCTGATACGTCCTCTGATTAAACAGTTTGTTATTTCTGTGTCTGTCAGTCCGATTAAACAAATGCGGGGGAAGTAATGGCTGGCAAGTTTAGCTTCGTAACCCTCTGGGACGGCGACAAAGTAACTGATCACATTACCACTACCCGTGAAAAGGGTGACGCTATGCTCCGTGTGCTGCATGGCATTGACGAACCAAAGAACGCTGAGCAGTCAGCATTTCTGTTACGTGTGAAATCTATCCATCCTGACCTACAGACAGACGCCCCAGACGCTTCTAGTGCTCAAAACGAGTATTGGGACGGGTTGGACAAGACAACGGCTCAGACGGACGCTGTGATGGTCGATACGTCTAGCTTGACACATGAAGGCGTATTACAAGGGATGAACGAGGCTTTGCCACGAGGTGACAGGTGAGCGGGACCGTAGATGGTGGCCAGGCTGCCCGTGATACCAACTACAAACGCCATGGCAGTGATTTTTACATGCGTGTCGGCCACCGGGGAGGCATTGCCCATGTCAGCAAAGGTTTTGGTACCAATTCAACACTTGCCAGGCGAGCCGGTAGTCTCGGCGGTAAGACATCCAGACGGCCGCCAGCTGGTGCATTAGCCAAGTCGAAAGCCTGTACCTACTGTGAAGAGCATGGACACCTGGCATATGACTGTGCCATCCGCCAGGCAGTGATTGCCCGGCGCAATTATGTTCGGGAAGAGCAACAGGCCGACCGGGACAAACTCAGCCGGATAGCAGCAAAGTGGGCAAAGACATGAACATCATCTGTTTACTCACACACCACACTTGGGCTAACGATGCCTCCTATCCGGTACATGGCTACTACGATATGCCCTATGCCGGGTCAACGTGTCTGCGGTGTGGTAAGGTGGCTGGATGATCTTCTCACGCAAACCGCCCTACTCAACAGAGGAACTACAGATGCAGGTCAGCACTATTGAGCGGCTGCATAAGCTGCGGGATATGTGCGGTCAAAAGTCTATTATCACAAAGGATCCTAAATGGGATGGTGAGATTGAGCGCTATGCACGGAACATCGAGAGTGCACAGCGAGTGTTGCAACATATGATGGAACGGATTGCGGGGAAGAAGGCATGAGGATACTACGACCAGAACCAATTAATACCTCTGGCCAGACAATACTTGACGCCCGGATCAGCGACAAGCAGGGCAGTGAATTACGTGATGAGATTGTCCATAGTGTTGAATGGAGCCAGAAGTTTATACAGATGACCTTGCCTGATGTCCTCAAGGTGACACAGCAGCAATTCGTATCATTGCAGGACTATACGCAGCAGATGTTTGAAACAGTGGATAGGATGTTTATAACGCCTCTCAATGTGATGGAAGTCACAATTGACCGTGATGTTGATATAGTCCCCGAGGTAGAGGAAACTATACAAGAAGTTGAGAATCTGAGTCAACATCCTGAGGATTATCCTACAGAGGACAAACCAAATAATGTAGTACAATAGCAAAATAAGCTAAGGAGAATTACTCATATGACAGATACCTATGACCCATCAGTACCAGTACCAGAAAAGCCAGCCAGTGAAATGACCGAGGCCGACGCTGTAGCACTCAATGCTGACGTCCACGCACCAGCTACGGGACAGAACAGTGAACGAGTTGTGACCGACGGCGAACGTGACCAGGTTAAGGCTGGACTACATCCAAAGCCGGAAGCTGGTAATCCAGAGCTACCTAAAAAAGATCAAGATAACACTGACAAGAAAGACAAGAAGTAATGGCAGACAGTAACGCAAGCCAGACTGATAAGCACAATATTACCCAGCAGGGTGAGAAGTTCCAGGCAACAGTCACACGATACTTTGATGACATGGACAGGGCAGTACAATGGGCTGAAAGTGTCTTTAACCGTGATACGCCAGAGTTGCCAGCCAGTGCGATGGATGCAGCGGCAGCTGAGAATATTGATAGTAACGTCAACCTGGCACCAATCCCAGCCGGAGCTGAGCAGGTACTAAGTGGTGGCGGCAGTAGCAACATTGGTACGCCGAAAACTGAAGTAGTCCCAGCCCAGCCGATTGTTGACAACACAGCCGCCGGTACCCACGACCCACGGTTGGACACTGAGACAACTCAGGTACCGGCAACAGATACACCAAAGCAACCAGAGACGTTATCGGCAGATGTGACAGCCCCAGCATCCCTACCAGGTAACGCATAAGTCAGATGGGACCGCTTGGCCTGACGAATGCAAACGGGGCATGGTACCTTTGGTGGAGTGGCGTTGGTGGCGACCTACTGACAGCCATACCACTTATCGTAGCCGTTTTACTATGGTACCGGCATAACAAGTGTCATAGCTGCATGAGACTCGGGCACCATGTGCCGAATATTCATTATCCAGTATGTAGACATCACATTGTTGATGTGATACATTAGCAGTAATAGCAACGTAACAAAGGCTACCATGCCGTTATGGATGTAACTCTTGGGCACACCACAGAATAACTTAGTTAAGAATCCTGTTGGTCGTCCTCTGAAATATAAGACAGTCAAAGCCTTGCAGATGGCAATTGAGGACTATTTTGCTTATTGCGATAACCGTACTAGGGATGTGTACAGCGACAAGTTAGGCGAAACCATAACCGTTTCAATGCCAGCACCATATACCATGTCAGGGTTGGCTAGGGCTATCGGATTAAGCCGACAGGCATTGCTAAATTACTCAGAACGTGATGAATATATGGACACTATAAAAGATTCTAGGTTTCGTGTAGAGGAATATAACGAGAATCAACTCCATGAAGGACGCAATGCAGCGGGTGTTATATTCAACCTCAAAAACAACTTTGGATGGGTAGATAAGTCAGAGGTTGATAACAAGCATGAGATTGTCCAGCCGATCATAGGCGGCCTTGCTAAGAAGCAATTGGATGAGGGTGATGACTGATAAACTGCTACAACTTGCAGCCGTTACGGACTGCAACTTTCATCTAGAGTTTAATCCACATAAAGCAATGTACGAAGATGCTAAGAAGTATATAACCGAGATGGGTAATGGTGATGGTTTCTATGATGAAGTTGGAGATATAGACTATTCTAAAGACATTTGGACTATACAGGTTTATCCACGTACGCGGGTTGGCTTCATATCTGCTGTGAGCAATAATCCTTATGAGTTAATTGACTGGGCTATTGAAGGTGCTAAAGATTACTAATGCCCTACACGCTAACCACCACGACTGAGAAACTTGCCCGGCAGCGGAAACGTATCAGGTTCGTGGCTGGCGGTACATCTGCCGGCAAGACGATTAGCATACTACAGCTACTGATAGACGATGCGCAGACTGACACATCCCCTACCCTGACCAGTGTAGTCAGTGAAAGTTTTCCTCATCTCCGCCGTGGTGCTATGCGTGACTTCAAGAACATTATGACCGAGCATGGCTACTGGCGTGATGCCCGGTGGAGCAAGACGGATTATACATATACATTCGAGAGCGGTAGTAAGCTGGAGTTCTTTAGTACTGACCAAGCCAGTAAGGTACGTGGGCCGAGACGTGACCGCTTATTTATGAATGAGGCAAACAATAACGACTATGAAGCATGGGATCAACTATTAGTTAGAACGAAAGACTATGCCTGGGCTGACTGGAATCCGACTGCTGAGTTTTGGGCGTATACCGAAGTCATGCCAAACCGGACAGATTATAATTTCCTGACTGTTACCTATAAGGACAACGAAGGACTTGACCAGAATATCGTCGAGGACATCGAGGCACACAAGGCTAATAAGCAGTGGTGGAAGGTATACGGCCTCGGTCAACTTGGTGAGGTTGAGGGGCGCATTTTCACCGACTGGCAGATAGTCGATGAAGTACCACATGAGGCTAAGCTAGTTATACGTGGCCTCGACTTCGGCTATGCACTCGACCCGGCGGCACTGTGCGACATCTATTATTATAACGGCGGCTACATCGTCGATGAGTTAGTGTACCGTAAGAACCTGTTTAATAGTGACCTGGCTAGCCTGATACTGAACCAACCGAATGCTAACACATTAACGATAGCTGATAGTGCCGAACCGAAGAGTATAGCTGAGATGCAGCAGTACGGCGTCTCTATCATGGGTGTTGAGAAGGTAGGCGGTGGCCCTGGCGAGAATTTCACGAATGCCGCTATCAAACATGTACAAGAGCAGCGTATGAGCATTACCAAGCGTAGTACCAACTTCATCAAGTCATACCGCAACTTCATGTGGCAGACTGACAAGGACGGCCATATATTAACGAAGTACGACCACTTCTGGTCTGACGGCATGATGGCGGTTATATATGGTATGCAGCACAGCAAGCCACGCAAGGAACACAAGCAGCGAGAGGTAAGGAAACTGAAGTTTCATGTCAACTAAACTAACACTAGCTGTAGACTTCGACGGCGTCTTACACGATCACAAGCATCCAGTAACTGGCCGCCGTATGGGCATTCCCTTCCCTGACGCCCGACCAGCTATGATTAAGCTAACCAGACAGGGGCATATGCTTATTATCCATACGGTCATGGCAACGACACCAGGCGGCACGAAAGCTGTCGAGGATTGGCTACGGTACTACAAGATACCGTATGCCAGTGTCACGGCTATCAAACCGAATGCCGATTACTATGTGGACGATCGGGCTATACGACATACTGACTGGAAGACAACGCTTGAGGCTATTACATGACAGTTGTCCTCGAACTCCGCCATATCAAAGTCATCACCACTGAGGTCTACACTGACGGCCTGAAGTCACTGAAGAAGGAATACAGCCAGAACATGCAGACCAACAACAGCACGGTTATGGGTGACCTGCTGGACTGCCTGGACGTACTGAGCAGCGGGGAGTCTGACGAGGTATACATCAAGGTTATGGCTAAGCATAACGTGCCAGTGTTGATTACGAAGACATGGACACCGATACATGAGCAGTATAAGTAGTATTTGATTTATTCATTGTAAACATGTTACTATAAGTAATATGAAGATAATCTTTTTAACTAATGGCGTTCATGCACTTGTAGATGATGAAGACTACGAATATGTGAATCAGTGGCGTTGGGTAATGAATAATAAGGGTCGTGCAGCTAGAGGTATATACGCTAAGGATGAAGATGGTAAATCGTATTCTTCGACGATGTTAATGCATCGACTTATTATGAATGTTAAGAAAGGTCAGGTCATTGACCATATCAACGGTAATCCTCTTGATAATCAAAAAAATAATCTTCGAATTTGTACTCAATATCAAAATACTCAGAACCGTCGTGTGAATACTAATAAGAAATCTTGTAAATTTAAGGGTGTATATCGACTGAATAACTCTTGGAGGGCAATGATAGGGATTGGTGGCAAGACTATACATATCGGTACTTTTAAAACACAAGAAGAAGCAGCAAGAGCATATGATGATGCTGCAAGAAATAAAGACCCGGACTATTCTCGTTTGAACTATTAGATATTTTACACGATATACCGATTATGCTACTATGCAGCGAGAGACGAACGGACAAGGCTACCATGCCACCCCAGACGTGAATACTTAGGACACTCGTGGCCTTCCTAAACGATAAAGACCTGTACAAAGCTTACGAAGAGGCAACCAAAGAGGCTGACATCTGGCGTAGGGACTATACCGAGTACGAACGGCTGGCAGATAACGGCCTATTAACTGACCTCGATGAGTCACTACCGGAAGTCAACGATGGTAGCTTAGCCGCTGCACTGTTCAAATTGCCGAAGCGTATCGTATCTACCAAGCTCCGTGGCCGTGCCAAAGCACTAGACTCTGAAGATGACTGGAAGACTGAGCTGGCAACTATGCAGTGGGAACGTGAGATTGTACCACATGCCAACACTCAGGCACCATTTCACCGTAAGTGGAAAGATGTTGTCCGTAAGGCGGCTATCTATGGCGGCCAGCCGGTCGTCACCCTGTTTGTCGAGAACGGCAGTTATAACGGTGCTGACTTTGTTGCCCCTTTTGCCCCTGACATCAAGTTGGAAGCTGGCAAGGTTTCCGATTATGACTCTGATGTTATCTTTTGGGACGTATACTACAGCAAATCTCAAGTACAGGACATGATCGACGACGCTACTGAGGATGCCAAGGATGATCCGAAAACTAAGAATCCTGTTAAGGCTGAGACAGACAAGAACGGCGAAGATGACAAGCCAGGTACGGTTGATGATGGCTACAATAAGTGGAACATCGGCAAGTTACAGGAACTGGTAGACAGCGATGAAGAAGAATCACGTAGCGGTAACGAGGAATCAGAACAGCGGCTTGAAAAAGGTGTCAAGAAGTCTGGTATCCACTTTTACATAGCTTTCCAACGTGGTGTCGATGCACCGTTCAAGATGGTACATAGGGGCAGCAAGACGACTGTTCGTGAGTGGAGCAACCCTGACCCAACCGGCGACATGCCAGTTCACTATATGTACTGCTACCAGGACTTTATTAACCCCTATGGTATTGGTATCTGCAAGCTGGCCGGTGGTACGCAGAACGTCTTGGACTATATGAGGCAAGCTGATGTATTGGCAACACAGCTTGGTATGCGTCCGCCGAAGCTGATCGAGGGCGACGACACTAATGTTGATTATGACTCACTCACCTATACCGAAGACGCTGACTGGATAGCTGGACAAGCTAAGATTACACGTATGGAGATGGCTGACGGCGTTTACCGGGAACTGCCGAACCGTATCCAGATGTACAAGGCCAGCCTAAACCAGCTCATCCCTATGGGCGATACAAGCGTTGCTCAGGGTGCCGGCGATCCGCAGCAGTCTAAGACACCGGCCGGTGTCAAGATGCAGCAGCAGACGCTCAGTATCGATGATGAGGACTTCAAGGACAACTTTTATATCACTTATGCAGCAGTAGCAAGGAGTATGATCAATACCCACTTTGCTAACATGCAGGGCAGCGACACGATACATCTTGATAGTGACGAGCGTGACCTGTTACAGAAGAACGGTATTGACTTCCCTGTTAATCAGGACGGTACACCAAGCAACAAGCTATCCGTTGAGTGGGATAAGGCACGAGGAACTTTTGACTTTATCGTTGACCCGTCCAGCGACATGTTCACTGATGACCAGCAACAGATTGATGTACTGAATACCGTACTTGGCCAGATTAACTTACAAACCATGTGGATGATGGGTCAGGACGGCTACAAGTTCAATGCCGGTGAAGCCTACCATAACCTCTTCAAGCTGATGAACCTGGAAAACTTCAGCAAGATTATGGTTAAGATGACCAGCCAAGAGGCTGACCAGGCTAAGCAGGCACCATTCCCAATCATCGACAAGCCACAGATACGACTTACTGGTGTTATCCCAGACGGTGCTATGCCTGCTGCACTCGGTCAAGGTGGCGTCACTGTGCCACAAGGTACGCCGCTGGCAGCAAATGCACCTGACCTCGTCGCTATACTTGGCGATCCAAGCACTACCATGAATGAAAAAGCACAGATTAAGGGCATGATGGGGATTCAACCTGACCCTAATGCTGTTGATCCGAACGCCGCACCAGCAGCACCGACTGGCCCGACACCCGAAGAGTTAGCACTGAAACAGCAGGAGCTGGCTATTAAGGCAGCAGACAGCCAAACCCGTGCCCAACAGGTACAACAGGACGGCGCGAAGCTGACGCTGGATGCTCACAAACAAGGCCACCAGCAAGGACTTGACGAACTCAAGCTATTACAGGCTAAGCAAGCCCAGGAGCACAGCCAGAAGATGGCCGAAGTATCAGCTAAACAGAAGGCCAGTGCCGATAGAAGCAAAGCTAAGTCGCTTGCGACAGCTAGTGAGTCAGGACTATAGCCATGCCCTCGAAAACAAGGAATGATGCCTCCCTATACAGCGGTCTGACTGCCCCGGTACGCCGTGAGAAGCTCGAACAGGCCGCCCAAGAGAACAAGCCGGACGGTAAGGCTGATATGGTGCTAAGCGAGATAGCAGCATTAAAGGCCGCAGCTATGGATGTCAGTAAGATTGTGCTGGATGACAGCCTGCCGAATGAGGCAAAACTTCGTCAGCTGGAACGTATGAAGGAACGCTATGCCGACTTGAATACCTTAGAGCGTCGGATGCAGAAACTGTTAGGAGTCAAGCCATGACTGACCAAGTAAATTACGAAGAAGCCGTTGAAGAGCTCAAACAGGAGCATGAATATGTCTTCGATCCGGCCACCGCACCACCAGTACTTCATCACTGGGTAGATAGAGGCCTGAAGTACAGCTGTGAGGACGCTGGACACCAGAATCATGAAGTTTGGAAGCGCAGGCCTATGCAACAGTAGGAGCTGAACGATATGGATTACTGACGAGCATCGGTAATCCATATGGCTTTACTCCAGTTAGCCTAACCGGTCAACCACCACCGTGAACAGAAGTGTGCGATAAATAAAGGAGAACACTATGGCTACAGCTATAGATAAGGCGACAGATACCTCTGGCCAGGTAGACGAAGCCGACACATCAACGACTGAGGACACATTCGAAAGTTTAGCCGATGACGACGCAAGTTGGTCTGACGGTGAAACTGTAGAGACCACTGAGGAATCTGACACTGATTCGGCGGCCACCGAAGAAGAGACAGAAACTGAAGAAGAATCAGACGACGATGCGGAGACTGAGACAACTGAGGATAAAACCGAGGAAGAATCAGACTCAAACGATGAGGATAAGCAGGCTAGTGACACGAAAGCAGCTGATAAAGAGGCCGAAGAACGTCACCAGCGTAATGAGGAAGCCAAGGCTCGCCGGATTGCCGATAAAGAGCAACGAGACCAAGCCAAGGCGAAAGCTACCCAGGAAGCCTTAGATGCCAGTTACCAAGACACCTACGATCAGGCTATCAATGCCGGGTTCGATGATGCTCAGGCTCGTATCCAGGCAGCCCAGGCGCTCACACTTCAGCAACTCCAAGTCGATGCCTACCAGAACCGGGTTATGCAGGTTACCAACAAGGTAACCGGCGACTTGAATCAGGCTGTACAAGCTATACCAGAGTTCAAGTCAGATAATCCGATAGTCCGTGACGCTATGCTGAGAGCAGTTGACTACTTCGAAGCCCAGCATGTCGTCAAGGACGCCAACGGTGACCCGGTTCAGGTAACAGGCGACATACTCGCATTTTTACAAACTGAAGCAGAGACTATCCGTAAACTGACCGGTGTTGGAGCCGAGCAACAGGAGCAAGCCAAGAACACGCAGAAGAAGCGCACCCTTGCACCACCGTCTCGAACTCCGAAGAAGCCGAAGGTTGACCCAGATATGGCCGCCTTCGACGAAGCATTCGGTAAGTATCGGTAGCCTCACTAATTAAGAAAGAGAATACACGTCATGGCTATAAACCTGGCATCGAAATTCGAGAGCAAAGTTTCAAATATCCTGAAACAAGCTCGCAAAACCAAAGACATCACTAACCAGAACTGGGATTGGGACGGCGTTAACGCTATCAACGTCTACACCCTGACTGACCCAACCATGGGGTCATACGACCCAACTGCCGCAGCTAACCGTTATGGTACGCCAAGCGAAGTCCAGGATACCGTCCAAAACTGGGCGCTAACTCGTGACCGTGCCTGGACGAAAGTAATGGACAAGAAGAACATTCAGGATACCGGCGGTGTCCGTAAGCCAAGTGCCTACCTGGCCCAGTCCATCAAGAACGTGTTTATTCCCGAGATTGACACCTACATTTTGAGTACTATATCTACTGCCGGTGTGACAGCTGCACGAGACGTTATTGTCGCCCATGGTGCAACGACTAGCAGCAACGCCTTTACCAACCTGCTGACCATCAATGCTCAGATCACTGACGACGAAGCACCAGAAATGGGTCGCTGTGCAATGATGACTGCTACCTACTACAACCTGCTGAAGCAGTCCGGGTTCGTAGTTAACTCTGAGATTGCAATGACCAGCCGCCAGTCCGGTGACCTGGGTGAAGTCGATGGCCTGAAGATTGTCATCGTCACCAGCCTTCGTATGCCGACCAACTGTGACTTGCTCATCTCTCACGCTAACGTGACTGTCGCTCCTGAAAAGCTGACTGACTACACGCTGCATGAGAATGCTCCAGGTTACAGCGGTTCATTGCTGGAGTACCGTCACCGCTATGATGCCTTCGTGGATACGAACCTCGTTAAGCAAGTGGGATTACATTACGTTATTTGATTGACAACTAAATGTTCTTCAATACTAATAAAAGTAAGGATACATCTATGGCAGATACAACCGTACCTACCCAGAGCCAGGAGCCGAAAGGCACCAACTGGCTCGAAGAAGTCAAACGGGACGCTGAGTACAACTACAAGCGTCTGTTAGCCCAACAGAAAGCCGATGCCGAATACAAAGCATCGAAAGAAAAGAACGCTAACAAATAGCCATAAGAGGGTTAGGTAAAATCTAACCCTCTTGCTATATTATTACTAGGACAGGCAGACACTGCCGACCGCACAGCCACTGACGGAATCAGGGCAGCAAGGACACTATGAGCCTACGCATAATCAAACGTGACAGCTTCAAAAGGGGTGATACAGCCTCATTCATTTATCAATTCACCCAGCCCTACATCGGCTTTGACTGGTCAGTAGTGACTATTGATTGCTCACTGACATCAAATACTGCTCCAACCGACAATACCGGCGCAATTATTCGGTTAGCCCAGACACTGACGGTAGATGTTAGTAACACTGCTTCATATACGTTTCAGCTGATACCTGCTGAAGCTGCGACTCTGGTACCGGGCACGACCTATACTGATGAGTGTCAACTGAAGCAGGGCACGACCTATGTGACAACACCTGTTACTGGCCAAACTAAGATAGCCCAGGACTTCGTAATTTAGATGGGGCCGACATATACCACTACTGTTGACCTCAGTACCAGCAACGGTTCGATAGTTGTTGCTAATGTTAATGGTGCCACGACTCAGATGACGGCTGTGTCATTTTTAAGCGGTCCTAAGGGTGATATCGGTGTGGCTGGCCCGCAAGGCGACCCAGCCACCAACCTCGTCACCTCCGTAGCCGGTCGTCAGGGTGTGATAACCTTAGCTGAATCCGACATAACCAATCTTTCCACTGACCTGGCCACTAAAGCACCCCTAGCCTCACCTACTTTTACCGGTATCGTAACTGTCCCGACTCCTGTAAACACTACTGATGCTTCTACCAAAGGCTATGTAGACAGCCATACTAGCTCTGTCTCCGATGCCACCACCACCACCAAAGGTATCGTCCAGCTGGCAGGTGACCTCGGTGGTACGGCAGCATTGCCGACGGTCAAACGAACCAGTCGCTTCATCGTTGCTCCATATGGTGATACACGTCCTGCTGACTATACTTGTGCCAGCGCTACCGGCAATGAAGTAGAGATTCAAGCGGCGATGGTAGCCGCCAATGCGCTAACGAATGGCGGTATCGTCGATTTGCTTGATGGAATGTTTACGACAAGTGCATCAATAGTACCGCTAAACAACGTCTGGCTCCGCGGTCAAGGGATGTTCCAAACCAAGATTACAACCGTCAGTGGTTCAACCTTTGGCATCATAGACAACTACAGCACCTATAACTCAACTACGCCTTATA